CTGGGTTAGTTTGCATAACGGTAATCGCTGCTGTGCTTTTACGGCTAGTGTTTATTTTTACTTTTACGCCACGCCTAGCAGCTGCAGCAGTTAATGGGTTTATCTTTTTACTTTTAGCGCCTACTGGATTAGTGCTCCATTTACGTTTAGTGCCAGATGGAAAACGTGAATCATCATAATTCTGCTGCATAGCTTTAGTCATGGGTTCGACTACAGCCTTAACATTATAATTAAATGTTTTACGCATCTCAGGGTCAATTTTGCGCAAGGCTCTAACAGCCTCTTTAACACCCTCTATTTCTGGAGTCTTAGCCATGATCTACCTCTGCTGTTTTTTGATTACATCTAACACTGTAATGTAATCGCCCAGGGTAAATTCTATATTTGGGGGCCAGTAATGCGTGTGTACTAGCAGCTCTGCTAGTCCTCTGCTAAAACTGCCCCTGGGGTGGGGTTTTCGGTTTCCTCACTGACTACCTCTAAATCGACTATGCACTTAATGAAATCATCAAAAATGGGTTTTACTGGCACGTTAGAAATTTTGCAGCATTCATACGCCATAAAAGCTAAATCCTCTAAGCCGATACCGTTAGCCATATCTGAGGCTTTACGCTTAAATTTGCGTTCCCACAAAATAATTACCATCAGGTTAGTGACTAGCTCTATAGGGCCATCACCTAAATCTAAACGTAAATGTAATTTCATTTTGCTCCTTAGTCGGTATCAGGATTACTAGAAATTAGATCAGGTTACGTCACGTGCCCAGGTTCCACCAGTAAAACTAAGCTCAACCACTGACAGCTCATTAACTGTGCCCACTACAACGTCATAGGCGGCCAGCATGGCCCCTGTTACCGTGAACTCTGGGTTACTGGCAGATTCGACTGTACCTGCTGGGCTGAACACCAGCACAGTGGTGCCAGTACCTACATAGGTGGCCAGTGCAGCCTCAATTTCTGATGCTCCATACGCCATGAAAACTGTCATGCTGATGTCAGAGGTAGCAAGGCCCTTAGAAAATGACAAACCAGTAGAACCAAAAGCGGTAGTTTCCAGGCTGGTATAGCCCAGAGTAGCGGTAATGCTGCTGCAGTTATCGGTAAAATCTGTGGTGGTAGCCCCTTGTGTGATGTTAATGGTGGGGTTAGTTAGATAAACGGTAGTGGCCATGTGAGTGTCTCCTGTGTTAGCGCTTAGCGCCTATTCTTATCGTTACGTCATACGCTGGCAACTCTTGTGCACCAATAACTACCAGTGTGGGTGAACCACCTGTAATGGCCAGCTCTGAATCCATCAGAGTGTCTAGGGTGGTCATGAGGTAGTCGCCAGAGTCCTGGTTAGATGGTGGGCCAGCGAGAATGTGAACTACTACAGAAATATCAGCCACCTGGTTAGTGAACTGTGTGTAGGTGGGCATCTCTATGAGGCACGTTAGTGGTCTAGCGTTTCGTGGGTCAGTGACAGCCACTAAACCTAACGCTGTGATGGTGTCTTTAATTTTGGTGATGGATGTAGCAAAAATACCTGTGGCTGGCATTACGCCACCTGGGAACGATTACAGCCTATGAGCTGCATAACACGGCCCATGCTGAGCACTGGCGCTGCACCACCGGAATCAAAAACCTGGTAGGAATCGATACTGCCACGTTCTCTATAATTCATACACGCATAGATAATCGTGCCCAGCTCTATATCTGCACTAGGGGCCACGCTGAGTGACTGGTCAAAATATCCTGCCTCTTGCCGTTTTCTGAGCACCCATTGGTTAGCTGCATTAACACACATGGCTAGGTAGGCAGTGTCATTGGCTGTGGCTGGGTCTATGCCCAAAAATACTAGGCAGTCAGCTGAGGTAATCCAGGTGCAGGTTTGGGTATAGGTGAGCGTACCGAACGGGTCTAAATAGTGACGTGCTACATCTGTGCCAGCATCCCGAAACAGTAACTGTTCTGGTATCAGCTCATCATAGTTAAAAGTAAAATCACCCTCATCAGTGATGCCAGTAAACAGATATAGGGGCACAGCTATGAGTAGCTGTGAGCCATCCATGCCATCCCCTACATCTGCCAGAGTAAATGACTGCCCGACAGCTATGTCAGTTTCCTCTAAGGTTTGCACTACACAGAAATCACCTATACGCATCGAATGCGTGACGCTAAAAGCGCTCATCAGTTACCACCTATCAGATGTAGGCGGCCTTAATAAATTTGGTATCGTCAACCATTACGGATGCAAAATATCCCCTCCACGCAATCGTTCTGGCCAAAAGTGACACATTATTTATAGAAACCGCACCTAGGGGGGTCTCCCAGTTCTCAAATGCACCGGTAGTACCGTTACCAATTAGGAGCGTACCTGCAGCGAAATTGCGATCTACTACTACACGCAACCCAAACGCATTGCCAGCAGTCATACCTGGTGACATAGTGCCAAATGCGTTCATGGGGCCTGCCACTGGAAATAATGGTCTATCACTTGTATCGGTCAAGAGTCCTAAAGACTGCCAGCGGTTTGGTGCAAGATACAAGGTATCTGGCAGGTTGCCGTTAGATGCTGAGAGAATGTCAGCGCTCGCTGTGTAAATCCATGTCGCCCATGCTGCAGGGTCAGTCAAATCGACTGTAGCAAAATCGTTGGTGTTAGTGGTGCCAGCTACAAGAGCATCAGCTGCCACATTATCTGTGGTGTTTGCATAGATGCGGCCCATGTCATCTAACAGTGCATCGAGCACCTCTGGACTACTCCAGTCAATTGAGGCCTCTGACAATTCGACATAGCCACCATAGATGCCCTTAGTAACCTGGATGTCATCAACCACAAAAGTACCAGCCTGAATGGTAGAACCCTGGGTGACTGCAGCCTGGCTCACATTGGTAGTTACCTTTGCTCTAATAAAAACCTTGCCCCCTTGTGGCATGGCCTTAGTGCCCCCTGTGCCATCAATGGCAGGTCTCTGGCCTATAAAATTATTGTAAACGCCCTGAACCACAGGAATCGGCAACAATCCATCCAAATCAGATGTCGTAACGTCAGGAGCTGAGGCCTGAATGTTTGCTGCAAACTCTGCAAACTCTGAACCTCCACGCACAAATTTAGTGATGTACTCACCCATGCTGGGCATAGCAAACTCACGTTTTACTGTGGCGTAAATAGGTGTAGTAGGGATAATCGCTGGGCTGGCCAGTTCGACTGCTGGTGATTCACTCATGGGTTCTGTTTCCTCTGCTGGTAGTTCTGGTTCTAATTCTTGCTCTGGTTCTGACATTTGCACGCTAGATATTCTGGCTGAGTCGAATGCTGGAACTGCCACCAAACTTAATTCTGACCATGAGGCTGTTTCCACTATCATCACGCCATTATTATCATATTTATATTTTGTGGGCATACAGCCGATACTTACTGCATCTATAGCGCCCATGCTCATCAGCTGCATATAGTCACGGCCATCAGCTGTATCAGCCAGTTTGGCCTGAAAATACATCCCATCCTCCTGAGGGTAACGCTCTGTTACTAACCCCAAAATTTTTGACTGGTCATGGGATGCAATCAGCTTAGGTGCACGCCCATCAGCTGAAATGCTCCCACGCTTAAACAGCACTTTTTGGCCCAGTGAATCTGTAGTGGCGACATCCCAGGGCACCGCCTGGCCCATAATGGTGCGGCTGTTGTCACTGTTAGTTTCTGTGGCACATTCTATTTTTAGTTCACGGTTCTCAAAAAAAATCATTAGATGGTTTCGCTCTCTCGCTCATTGGCTGATGGTTCACTCATTATTTCTGGCATATACGTTTCACCCAGGTAGCCATCCATATTAAATTCCACGTGGCGGCCTCTAGGTAAAATGTTGTCCATGCTCAGCGTTTCCTCTATGCAGTCAATAAACGGCCTGGCACCAAACAGGTATAAATCTTGCCTAGCCTGCTGAGCATTTTGATAGGTCATACCTGTACCTGTTGGAGCGTTCACTAAATACGCTGGAATGTTAGCCACTCTGGATAATTCGACTGCAGCGTGTTGGCGTGATTCTATTAACTGCATTTTGTCAGGTGTGCCATCGAATGGCACGAACGTGCAAAATTCGTTTAAGGCCCCAATAGCGTTTACGTTTCGTGCAGCGCTCCACGCTTGTGCTAGTTCGCCCAGTTCTGTACCTGTCATAGGCTCGCCGCCTTTTTGTTGGAGATAACCAGCGCCAGTTTCCTGTGTAGCAAATCGCCTAGCTGAATCATCCAGCCTGATGGCTATATCGACTGCACGTGCACCCTGAAATAACAAACCATTGATAGGTGACAGAAACTGTACTGTGTCCTCAGTTTTTACTGGTTGCCCAGCGAACAGTACAGCGTTACTAGGCCCAAACCATTGGGGGCCTGTGGCATCATTAAATGTGGTGCTCCCCATTGGTAGCCAGGTAAAACTGGCTGGCATCCCATTGGCGTACCGGCCAGTAATCGCCCATGTGGCACGCCCATAAAAAAACAAATCTGAAAATGTGTTAGCCATAATAAAGTTTCTGGTAACTCTGGGGTCGGGATGGCTGAACCAAGACTCACCAGGTACATAGATTTTTTCATACTTTTCGCCATTCCACTGGAGAGTGTAGGAGCGTAAATCTAGGCAGCCGATCATGGATGCTATTAAATCTCTAGCTCTTGAGACTGTGGGAACGCTGAGCGCTCTGGTGACTGCTGGGCCTACTGTGTACTGGTAGAAACTGCCGATAGAACTACCGCCACCGCCTATAGCTGCACGTACCGCTGGCTCTGTATCTGGTGCTAGTTGAGTTTTCTTAAATATGGCCACGCTGTATTATCCCCTACCCATGTTTTTGATGCCACTCACCTAGCTGCAAACGCTGGTTTAGCAGTCTGTTTAGGTTTACTAGCTAAAGCTGAGGCCCACACTAGACATCTGGCTAACTCAATAGGCCCAGGGGATTTTTTAGAACTGAGCGCCATGCCATCAGCCTGCTTACCCATCACGGCCCTGTTGATTTGTTCTGATAGTGAAATCTCGCCAGTGTGCGTTAGTCGATTTTCCACGATCATATTTCTTACCAGGCTGGTGAATTTGAGTAGTTCCCCATAGCCCACTATTTGCATTCTCCTCCTTAAATCTGGTGGTGTGTGAATTTCCAGTGATGGTGTTACCGCCAGTGTTACTAGTGGGTTTTGCATCACTCTGGTTACCTCAGCCCATGCCTCTGCCTCAGTTTGTACTACAAATTCAACGGTACAGATAGGGCCAAATGTGCCATTAGCTGCACGTACCCCACAGTAGGTGGAGCCATCTAAACTGGAGTCGATAGCGATTATTCCTCCCTCTGGCATGGGTTCTATTGCTAGGCGTTCTGCCCACATTCCAAACGGTAGCCAGGACTGTGCAGCGCTCACCCATACGTTTAGGTGGGCACGCAAAAACTGTGCCCTGTCAGGTGATGCAAATGCAGCCTCTAAAGCATCCCAGGTAATTGTTCTACCCAAACTGGGGTTACTGTAGGCCCAGTATTGCCTATCCTCCAAATTAACTCCACTGGGTGGTGACCACTCAGCAAAATACAGTTTCCCAGGCTTGCCACTGTCTATCGCATTGATGGCCTGACTCCTGAGCTGTTGCATCACCACTGAGGATTCATCACCGGCCGTACTCCACTGACTGAATAAGGGTGAGCGCCTGGCGATCATGCTGGGTTTTAGCGCCCCTATCGCATTTTGATCTAAATCCCAAATTTCATCGGCCAGGAGTAAATCGACTGATAGCCCATGATTTTGACCTGTGGCAGCTACACATTTGATGGTGCTCCCATCTGGCATATTGATCGACTCACGGCCATAACTCCAAAAGCATTTAGCACCAAATTTAGCCTCCAGCACTAGCGCCATTTCACGCACCAGAGCGCTGGCCCTATCCAAACGGTTAGCAGTGACTACCACGCTCTGAGCTGTGCCACGCCTAGCAGCAAACTCTGTAACCCACCAAATACCCAGGCTAAGTAATGCTTTAGATTTACCTGCTTGTCTGCCTGACGTTATCAGCGACTCTCGAAACTGTAACTCTGTACCAGTTTCAGGACTATGCCCAGGAGCACACGCCAGCTGGCCCGATAATGCGACAACCTGCCAGGGGAACAGCTCAACACCTAAAACCCTGCTAGCAAAAGATGCCACAGCAGGCCCATAAGAATCAGCATTAACACCCACAGTTTCTAAACGTGGCTCAGTACGCCCAAACTCAGGCAAATCAACCTGAATCGCCCCAGATTCACTGCTCAAGAGATACGGCTCC